AACCACACTCAACTTTCTATTACCACTTTGACAATCTCACAAAACCAAGCCCCCACCCCCAAGATTTTGCAAAAATTGCAAATATACTTGTCAAACTTTTGACAAATGTGGCGACAAAAAAGCCCCCGAAGGGGCTCTCTTGCGCGGTTCTGTTTCTTGGCCGACGCTGGCCTCAGACGGGGTAGATTAGCCGTCGATGCTTCCGCTTATGCTCGGTACAGAAAAAGACCCCCAGACAAGTCCGGGGGAAAGATTCACCCACCAAGGGCGAAGAAGGAGAAGCAAATGGCACGCAAAGCTTGCACACTTGCCGATTGAACTATACACTGCGCCGAACGTGGTTGCAAGGACCATCGCATGTTGGATCATCTTATTAATTTCGAACCTGATGTGGAGCCAGACTCCACGGGTTTCGTGTCGCTGGAAAAAACGTCCCCTGCTGATACGGTGGACGCCAAAGTAGCAACAACCGACTGGCTGAAAGAACTTGGCGCAGTGGGAGAAGAAGTCATTACAGAAATCGAAGCCGACGCTTCGCGCAAAGCATTCTCGTCGTTGATTACGGCGCAACCCCCTGAACAGACCCACACAGCCCTAGCCCAAGTCAAAACCCCTGCGGCAGTCCAGCATCTTGTTGGAATGTTAACGGCCTATGATTGGGAGTTTGTCGAACGGGCAAAAGAACTGCGCGGCTACGCCGTTGCCAAAATCCTTGAAGAAACAACCCACCCCACCGCTTCAGTGCGGCTAAAGGCACTTGCCCTTTTGGGCAAAGTGACGGAAGTGGGACTCTTCACGGAGAAGATCGAGGTCAAGAAGTCTGACCTGACCGACGAGGAACTGGACGCCCGGATCAAGGAAAAGCTGGGCAAGATGGCGAAGATCGTTGAGATTTCTGAAGTGCAGGATGTAGATGTCAAAGATTTGACTACACCGGAGGCGCATGAAAGCGATCCTGAGCCCTGAAGAAATACGGGCGCTAAACCAAGTCCTGCCTACCTTGTCTCCCAGAGAGAAGGCGGAGCTGTTGCATGATTTGGAAGAACGCGCTGCGCGGGCGTCCATGACGATCGGTCGGGACTCCTTGCTTGGGTTTGCAACGCACGTCTACCCCGGTTTCAAGATCGGTCCGCACCACAAGAAGCTGTCCAAGATATTCGAGGACGTTATTGCCGGAAAGAAAAAGCGCGTAATTATCAATATTGCACCGCGCCACGGCAAGTCTGAGTTCTCAAGCTACCTGTTCCCGGCCTACTTCTTGGGGCACTACCCAGACAAGAAGATCATTATGGGAACGCATACGGCCAGCCTGTCCGAAGACTTTGGTCGGCGCGTGAGAAATCTGATTGACTCTGATGAATACCGAGAACTTTTCCCCAATACTCGAATCGCTGACGACCAAAAAGCATCAGGAAAATGGTCAACCGCCGCTGGTGGACAGTATTATGCGGCAGGTGTCGGCGGTGCTCTGGCCGGTCGCGGTGCTGACCTTTTCGTTATTGATGACCCTCACTCTGAGCAGGACGTTAAGTCAAATTCACGACTTGCGTTCGATACTGCATGGGCATGGTTCCAAACCGGTCCGTTGCAGCGGCTCATGCCCGGAGGGGCGATCATAGTAATTATGACGCGCTGGTCGTTGCTTGACCTGACCGGTCGTTTAATAGACTACCAGACCAGAAACCCCGAGACGGAGCCGTGGGAGATTGTTGAGCTACCTGCGATCTTGAACGAGCACACGGAGAAGGAGAAGTCGCTCTGGCCGGAGCAGTGGCCGTTGCATGCGATGAAGGCGATCAAGGCGTCGTTGGACCCCCGGTATTGGAACGCCCAGTACATGCAACAGCCGACATCCGACTCCGCGGCGATCGTGTCAAGAAAGGACTGGCGGATTTGGGAGCACGAAACCCCGCCGCAGTGCGAGTATGTGATCCAGAGCTGGGATACGGCGTTTGAAGCCAAGACCACCGCCGACTATTCGGCATGCACCACATGGGGCGTCTTCTACAACGAGGAAGAGCACGACCAGCCCCAAGTCATACTGCTCGATGCGTTCAAAGACCGGCTACAGTTTCCTGAATTAAAACAAATTGCCTTGAAGCACTACAAGGAGTGGGAGCCCGATGCATTCATTGTGGAGAAAAAGGCAGCAGGTGCCCCGCTTATTCAAGAACTTCGGGCAATGGGTATCCCCGTCCAAGAATTCTCCCCCAGCCGAGGCAACGACAAGATCGTCCGCGTTAACGCTATTGCGGACCTGTTTAAGTCTGGTAAAGTCTGGGCACCGGACACCCGGTGGGCCAGAGAAGTGATCGAAGAACTGGCGGCATTCCCAGTGGGCGAGAACGATGACTTTGTAGATACGACCTCCCAAGCGCTCCTGCGCTTTAGGCAAGGAGGGTTCATCGCGCTTGATTCAGACGAAAAAGACGACCGATACTTCGCCCCACGCAGGGCGGCGTACTACTAAAAGGAGAAGCAAAATGAACAGACGCGGATTTTTGCAGTCACTGGCCGCAGGCGCGGCAGTCATCATGTTGCCAGCACTGGCAGAAGAAGCCGTACCAGAGATTTTAAGTGCAGCTCCCGAGATACCGGCCACCGCAGCAGGACTTACAACGTGGATGCGCGGCGCTTTCAAAGTATCTGACGTAGCGCCGATGGCGTATATGGAAGCAAGGATGTCTGATTTGCCAGCGCTGTACGGGTTTAGTGTGGCTGACGTTCCGAAAGAAAAATTCGCTGGAAGCTACGACGAAGCCAAAGACATCGTTCGTTTTAGCCACAAAGTAGTGTGCTTTGGTGTTGAAGGCGACGACCCGGTAGAAGCCGAACGAAGATTAGTTGAGCACGCTTACGAAGAGTTAAAAGCCGTTGCCGGACAAGATGTGCCGCTGCTTTTGCGCGTGGCTCCGGTGTTTAGTCACGAGAAAATGACTGAATACGGCGACACCTACATGACATGGGAAGACATACAAGACACAGGCATGCCTGATGCGTTGCCTGAAAATGTAGAGATGGATTTTAATACCGATTCGCTTAAATACGTTAAGCGCAGATACACTTTAAATAAGTTGCGGCTGCGGCTGTCGTTGCCAACGCTGCCTGATGATACAGAAGAAGCGCTCTCAATTGCAGAGGGTACATCTCCAAAAAGGATTACGTGATGGCAACTAACATTGACAAGGCGCTATATCCCAACGTGCCAAGCGGTATAGAAACACTGAATACGGCGGATGAGCCGCTTGAAATTGAGATCGTTGACCCGGAAGAAGTCAATATTGCCGGTCCCGGTTTTGAAATCGAGTTGCGTCAAGTTGAAGCGGAAAACGACTTCAATGAAAATCTGGCCGAAACTTTGTCTGAAGGTGTTCTGACTTCGATCGCAGCTGATCTTGCCGAGAACATTGAGAACGACAAGAACTCACGCAAGGATTGGGAAAAAGCGTATGTCAATGGTTTGAAGCTTCTGGGTTTGCAGATTGAAGAGCGAACAGAGCCGTGGAATGGTGCGTGTGGTGTGTTCCACCCGATGCTAACCGAAGCAGTTGTCCGCTTTCAATCTGAGACGATCACAGAAACATTCCCCGCGCAGGGGCCGGTGAGAACCAAAATCATCGGGAAAGAGACTCCGCAGGTGCGCGAAGCGGCGGCGCGGGTTGAAGAAGATATGAATTTTGAGCTGACAGAAGTCATGTCAGAGTACCGTCCAGAGCATGAAAGGATGCTTTGGAGCCTGCCAGCAACAGGTTCGGCGTTCAAGAAAGTGTATTTTGATCCTAATTTGGGACGCCAAGTGGCGATGTTTGTGCCAGCAGAAGATGTGATTTTGCCGTACGGCACGACAGATTTGGACACCTGCCACCGGTTGACGCACGAGATGCGTAAAACCGACAACGACATCATGAAGCTGCAGCAAGGCGGCTTCTACCGCGAGATTGATCTCCCCGATCCTACCAAAACCATCACCGATATTCAGAAAGCCAAGGATAAGGAAACTGGCTTTAATGATCTGAGTGACGATCGCTACACCCTGTATGAATGCCACGTTGATCTGCACATCGCAGAAGACCCATTTGCAGATAAAGACGATGATGGCGAACAGACGGGCATAGCTTTGCCGTACGTCGTGACGATGCTAAAAGGAACCAATACGGTTTTGGCCATACGTCGCAACTGGAGAGAAGATGACCCGCTTAAGCTTAAGCGTTTGCATTTTGTGCATTACCAGTATATTCCCGGCTTCGGGGCTTATGGGTTCGGGCTCTTCCATCTTATCGGAGGCTTCGCCAAGAATGCTACGTCGCTCATGCGACAACTGGTTGATGCCGGTACGCTTAGTAATTTGCCGGGAGGACTTAAGTCGCGTGGTCTGCGAATCAAGGGTGACGACACTCCCATTGCACCGGGAGAGTGGCGAGATGTGGATGTAGCCTCGGGCAACATCAGAGATTCGATTCTGCCGCTGCCGTACAAAGAACCATCAAGCACACTGTATAACCTGCTGACAACGATCGTGGATGAAGGTCGTCGCTTCGCAGCCACTGCGGATATGAAAGTATCCGACATGTCGGCCAATAGCCCGGTGGGCACAACGCTGGCAATCCTTGAGCGTCAGTTGAAAGTCATGACGGCAGTACAAGCCCGTCTGCACTACACCTTGAAGCGCGAGTTCAAGTTACTGAAAGAACTGATCCGAGATTACACGGAGCCAAATTACGAATACAACCCGGAGTACGGTAACAAGAAAGCCAAGCGCGAGGACTATGACAAGGTTGATCTGATCCCTGTGTCTGATCCGAATGCGGCCACCATGTCGCAGCGCGTGGTGCAGTACCAAGCCGTTATTCAAATGGCGCAGATGGCACCGGACATCTACAACCTGCCGGAGTTGCATCGTTCGATGCTGAACGTCTTGGGCATCAAGAATGCCGAAAAGCTTGTGCCGTTGGAAGACGACATGAAGCCAAAAGACCCGGTGACGGAGAACATGGACTTGCTGCGCAACGAGCCAGCCAAAGCGTTCTTCTACCAAGATCACGAAGCGCACATCCAAGTGCACATGGCAGCAGCACAAGACCCACTGATTCAACAACTGGTCGGCCAGAGTCCCAAAGCAGCACAGATCATGGCAGCACTTTCTGCACACGTAGCAGAGCACGTTGCTTACGCATACCGCGCCAAGATCGAGCAGCAGTTGGGCATGCCCCTGCCGCCAGAAGATGAGAAGTTACCGCCGGAAATCGAGACTGCACTGTCTGGAATGATGGCGCAGGCAGCACAACAAGTATTGATCCAGAACCAAGCGCGTGCGGCACAACAGCAAGCGCAACAGGTTCAGCAAGACCCGATGTTCCAGTTGCAGCAGCAAGAGCTTCAGTTGAAGCAAGCAGAAGTTTCTCTGAAAGAGAAGAAGATCGCCGCAGACGCAGCCGCACAGGCAGACAAGCTGGAGCTTGAGAAAGCAAAAGCAGCGGCAGACATTCAGCTTGAGCAGATGAAACTCCAAGCACAAGATCAACGCGAAGGTATGCGCATGGGACTTGATATGTCCCGCGAGAAGGAAAAACTTGACTTGCAACGCAAGCAAGCGGCAGTTCAGCACATTCAGAGTGTGCGCCAGACAATAAAAGTTAAGGAGAAACCCAAGAAATGAGCGACAACTTCGCGGACGTTCTCCGCGCCAAAATTCGTAAAGACATGAACGAGTACACGGACGACATGGCTGGTGGCGTCTGTGGCGACTTCGCTGCTTACCAAAAACTCTGTGGGGTTATTCAAGGTCTTGCCCTTGCAGAGCGCCACTTGTTAGACCTTGTAGAAGCACAACAGAAAGATGAGGAAGAAGATGAGCGATCTGCTTTTGCCTCCGGGGATTCAGATGCCGGAACCAATACAAACAATAGAAAATCCCGACGAACAAGTCCCTATTGAGCAACGTGGGCGCATGATCCCCCGCGCTCCGGGGTACAAAATCGTCTGCGCTGTGCCGGAGGTCTCAGAGAAATTTGAGAACTCAGAGTTTTACAAGGCAGAGATGTTGAAGAAGGTTGAGGAGTACACGACGGTTGTTCTGTTTGTCGTGTCGGTGGGTCCCGATGCGTACAAGGATACGCTCAAGTACCCGTCCGGTCCTTGGTGCAAGGAAGGCGACTTCATCTTGACGCGTGCGTATTCTGGCACGCGCTTAAAAATCTATGGCCGTGAGTTCCGGATCATTAATGACGATCAGGTTGACGGCGTAGTTGACGATCCGCGTGGCATTACACGCGCTTAAGGAGGCAGTATGGAATACGAAAAATTTAAGTTTCCTGATGAGCAAGATGACAAGATCGAGCAAAATCAGGACGATGCCGCCGTTAAGGGCAAAGCGCAGGATGATGTCGAAGTTGAAATAATTGACGACACCCCTGCAAAAGACCGTGGTCGTAAGCCGCTTGACAAAGAAGTGGCCGATCCGACTGACGACGAGATCGAGAACTATTCGGACAAGGTGCAGGCTCGTATCAAAGAGTTAACACATGCCCGACACGACGAGCGCCGCCGCAAGGAAGAGCTGGAGCGCGAAAAGCAGGAGATGGAACGCCTGCTTCAGTACATGGCTGAAGAGAACAAAAAGCTCAAGCAGTCGTACAACCAAGGGCAGGAGATCGTCCGGTCTTCGGCTAATGAAGCTGCGGAGGCACAGCTTGCTGCCGCCCGCCGTCAGCTAAAGGAAGCGCAGGAAGCATTTGACACTGACGCGATCATCGCAGCCCAAGAGGCACTTACCGATGCAAAAATGCGGTTGGAACGTGTCAAAAACTTCAAGCCAGCCCCTTTACAAGAAGACGACGAGCCGGTACAAAGGCAACAGTTTCAGCAAACGCAACAAGCCCAACCGACCGTCGATGAAAAGACCCTGCGCTGGCAGGCAAGAAACCAGTGGTTCGGACAACCGGGGTTTGAGGAACACACCAGCTTTGCACTAGGGCTGCACCAGAAGCTAGTGAACGGGGGCATAAACCCTCGCAGCGACCAATACTTCGAGCAAATAGACGCTCGCCTCAAAAAGACGTTCCCCGAGCTATTCGGTGAGGACCGTGACGAAAAGCCAGAGGACGAAACTCCTCCTGCGCCTTCAAAAAAGCAGCCAGCATCAGTTGTTGCGCCAGCGAGTCGTTCGACCGGACAAAAGAAAATCCAACTTACCACCAGACAAATGGAGCTGGCGCGTAAGTACGGACTGACCCCGCAGCAATACGCTGCTGAAGTAGCTAAATTGGAGAACAGAAATGGCTAATGATCGTACCCCTCGTGACTTGCTCACACGCGAAAAGACTATGCGTACCGTATATGTGCCGCCGTCGGCACTGCCGGACCCTACCCCTGATCCGGGCTGGAGATTCCGTTGGGTGGCAACCCACGTTAACGGACATCCAAACCCCCAATTCTCACAGCGTATGCGTGAAGGCTGGGTGCCTGTGCGGGGAGAAGACCATCCGGAGTTGATGCTGCCGGTAAATGCAAGTGGGAATGTCGAACATGGCGGTCTTATTCTGTGCAAGATGCCTGAAGAAAAGGCGATTGCCCGAAACGAGTACTACCAGCAGGCGTCTGAGAAGAATATGGATGCTGTAGACAACACTTTCATGCGCCAGAGCGATGCTCGTATGCCTCTGTTCAATGAACGGAAGTCTACGACTACCTTTGGCAAAGGTAGTAAGTAGTATTTTATTAACTAGGAGTTAAACATGGCTTATCCTACTGTAAGCGCTCCGTATGGTTTCCGTCCGATCAATCGTATCGGCGGCAACCCCTACGCGGGCTCTACGCGTCTAGTCCCTGTGGACTCTGGCGCAATGTACACCGGTGATATGGTCGAGTTGCTGTCCTCTGGCAAGTGCAAGGTTGTTGCCGATGGTACCGCTGCTCCCCAAGCACTTGGTGTTTGCATGGGTGTCCAGTACACCAACTCGTCGGGCCAGACTGTGCAAGCACAGTACGCACCTTCGTCGGGCGTTACCAACGTGGTTGCTTACATTGTGGATGACCCCACCGCACTGTTCCAAGTAGCTGTCGTGTCTTCGGGCACCACCATCGCTACTCTGGGTCGTACGGCTGTCGGTCAGAACACCTCGATCGTCCTGAACTCGGGCAACGCCAACACGGGTGACTCGAAGCAAGCGATCGACGACACCACCGATACTACGGCTACCCTGCCGATTCGTATTGTTGATGTCGTTCCGGCAACTGCAACCGGTTCGGATGCGTATGTGGAAATGATCGTCAAGATCAACACCCATACGTACAACAACACCACTGGCGTCTAAGGAGTCTGACAAATGGCTATTTCACGCGCACAACTACTGAAAGAGCTGCTCCCGGGGCTTAACGCACTGTTCGGTCTTGAGTATGCTCGCTACGGCGAAGAGCACAAAGAACTCTACGAAACTGAGAAATCAGAGCGTAGCTTTGAAGAAGAAACCAAGCTCTCGGGCTTCAGCGCCGCTCCGGTGAAGAACGAAGGTCAGGCTATCGCGTACGACAACGCACAAGAAGCCTTCACCGCTCGTTACAACCATGAGACGATTGCTCTTGGTTTCTCCATCACTGAAGAAGCTATCGAAGATAACCTGTATGACTCACTGTCTGCTCGTTACACGAAAGCTCTGGCTCGCGCTATGGCGTACACCAAGC